CTCATCGTCTTTTCGGGCAGATAGATGGACAGCAGTCCTTTGAATGTTAGGCGGTATTCCTCATTTTCGATTTGCTTGCTCATTGTTGTTCCTTTCGCTTGAGGTATTCACTGACTGCTTCGTCGGCCACAAACTGTAGCTTGTAGCCTTTGCGTTGCGCGTAGTCCTTCAGCTTCTTGTGCGTGTCGTCGCTGACCACAAAGATCTTAGGGGTGGGACGTTTTGGTTTGGGGGGGGTCATTTGGAATCGCTCGTAATGGCTTCGTGAATGACCGCGAATTCCTTGGCAAAGATTTCGTCGCGGATCTGGATGGCGATGTCGCGATGCTCCTTCTGAGTGCCTTTCGCACACCGCTGCTCGAAGTAATGAATCCATGAGCGGATGTTGCCGGTCATGTACAAGGTCGTCTGCGTACAGAGCGGCAAGACCATTCGCGCTGTCTCACGACTCACGCCTTCCTGAAGCAGAGTGCGATAGGTTCTAAAGGCTAGATCGACCGACTTGGCGACACATTCAATGGCCCACTCCTGCGGAAACACTTCCCCGCTTCCCTGGCGGTTTACACGGTCCTGAGTGCGAAGTTCAACTGGCTCCGCAGTATCACTCGGCGCATAGCGTTGGCTAAACTCTTGGAAGCAGAAGCTGCGATGTCTGAGAATTTGAGCGGAGATGGCGCGGCTGGTCTGAATCTCGACGGTCATGCTGGCCTGCTCGAAGATGCTCCAATGGCCGTGCTTGATGCAGTAGGCCAACAACTTCGGTGCGGTGAGCAGGCTCATCTGGTTCGATGGATTGCTGACACGGGCGGCGAACGTGATGAAGTCGGACGCGGTCATTGTTCCGTCGCCGACAAGGGGTTTGGTGATAGCTACAAGTCTGGTTCTCATGGATACGAATTTGAATTCTTAGGTTGATTGCGAGCGTTATCGCGGAATGCGCTCCCCTCCGTGCTTGGGATGCTTAGAACGGCTTCTCCTCGGTATCGCTGGCAACCGGGGCGACAGCCTTCATGCCTTTGAGGCGAAGAGTCTTCTTCCGCTCGCCGTTGTACTCGTATTCTTCGAATCGAGTCGTGATGACCAGATCCAGACCGATCATCGACTTGAGGAAGTTCGCGTAGCTGCCCTTCACACCGAGGAAGTCAACCTGCGTACCGTCCGGCACGTTGTGGTTGGTGGCGGCGACAAGCTGGTTCACGCGGAACCAAGTGTTTTCCTGATTGAGGAAACGGTCGGTGATGCTGGCACCGTCGCCAGTCGTGAACGTCACCTTGCAGACCTCGCGGCCCTTTGGATCGAGGTTCTCCTCAACTTTGGTGACGGATACAGTGTACTCGCCTTCGGCATCGATGTATCGGCCTCCGGCATCCTTACGGTTTACTTGGAACATAATTGTTAGGTTTCGATTTTGGTTTTAGCTCTCTGACTTATTCAAGACCCACTTTGGGCAAGAAAGGGTTTGTACGGCAGTTGGATAGGCTGGCCAACTGTCCAATGCTTTGCATTCGTGGAGCAGCGTGATGGCTTTGCGACGCAGGTTCGCACCGGCCTGAAGCCATTCGGCGTCCAGCTTGTAGATGCCGACTGCATACGGTGCCTTACGCTCGACGGCCACGAAAACGAAGTTCTCGGCCTGCGCCATCTCCAGATAATGCGCGGCCTGAATGTGGTAGCCGAACGAGGTGATGGTTCGTGTGAATGCTTCCGGCGAGGCGTCGTCGGTCGTCTTTACATCGACAAGCGTATGATCCTCGACCCACAGATCGGGGCGCGCTTTGAGCGGTAGGCCAGTTTCCTCATCCTCGGCGAAGATTGATGCCTCAATCTTGTGGTTCAAATGAATGATGTCCCAGAACGGATGGCGGCGGACGCTATTCGCGACGCCCTGGATGTCGATGTCCTCGGCATGGGTCAGATGAATGCGCGACTTGTGCGCTTCCTTCCACGCCTTACCTTCCTTCGTACGACCGTCGATGTCAGGCGGAACGACCGCTACGACCTGCGAGTATAGGTGCGGTTCGAGGACAGCGGTATGAATCGCCGTCCCCATCTGCATCGCCTTCGTCGGCTCCTGATGCTCCTCCAGCGCGGCACGATAATGCGCCGGGGACTTGAGGATCTTGGACATCATGCTTTTGGAGAGAGCATCGACGGCATGATACTTCTCGGCTGGCATGTCGAAATTGATGTGGCGGTTTAGAATGCTCATTCGATTGTCGGGTTGGAGAACGCCTTCGCTTTGATCAGGAAGCTGTCGCTATCGGAGATGATCATGTTGGCCACCTTGGTGCTGACATCGCGGAAGTTCTGACCTTCCTTGATCAGGTTCTTCGAGAGGAGGAACGCATTGGCGATGTCGGAATGTGGCTCAAGAATCTGCTCAAGCTTCTCAACCAATGAGAACTGCGGTTCCGGCGTCACATTGACCGTCTGGCGCGTCGTAGCGGTGACGGTGGGTGCTGGTGCCGGGTTGGAGAAGTCGGCGGCTTCTTCAGGCGAATATAAACCGGCGACAACTTCAGGTGCGAGCATTCGAATAGCCTTCGAGATGCAGCGCGCACGAAGCATGGCCGCAGGATCTTTCTGCCAGCCGCTTCCAGGCTTGGCGGGTAGCAGGCCAGCAATCTTCGCGTCCTCGGTCGTGAATCCGATTTCGCATTCGTTGCCGTCATACTTCCAGACGCCAATCGCAGCGGTCGAATCGAACTGCTTCCAAATAACCTTGCCACCACGGGCGCGGTATCCGGCAAGCATAGCGTCGGAACGCATCGTCAGGGAGCCGTTCACAAGGTGGAACTCGCGCTTGAAGTCGAACGGAGTCTTGCGAGTCGCCAGACATTCGAGGGCAATCATGTTGCCTTGCTCATCTTTCTGGCAGTTGAAGACGCCGCTTCGTGCAATCCATGATCCTAACTCCTTGACAGCCTCAAGCGAGGTGCCAATGCGGGAGTAGAATTCTGCGCTGTCAGGACTGGCCGGACTCAGGGGCTGCGTTTGTGATGTCGGAACTAGGTTGCTGCTGCTCATTTGTATTCTCGGTTTGTTGTTTTTGTTTTCTCGGTGCGTAGGGATTCACGGCTCCGGTCATTGCGCGACTCTCAAGAATCGCCGCTATGTCGGCTTCCGTGAACAAAATGCGTCGGCCAATTCTCCGGTGCTGGATGCCGTCGACGCGAACGATACGACGAAGCGTCTCGGTGCAGATTTGCAGCATCTTTGCCGTGTCTTTGGCGGTGTAGACTTTCATCAAAGGGGGATGGCAACTGGATGTTCAATCAGGGGAGAAAATCCAATACCCCGTAGCAGGCTCTCCCTGCTCTCTATTTCCAGTTGCCAAAAATTGGTCATCGTTGCGGACGTAGTGTTGCAGTTGTCTGGAGTCGTGTCAACGGCAAATCATCATTGCCTTGCGAAGATTTTCTTTTTGCTCCGCTTCCAGCTCTTTTTGACGCTTTTCTTGGGCGATCAGCGCAATTCGGTTGGCCTCCTCCATGTCGATGTATGGAATGAACGCGTCGCTGTCGTCGATTTCAGTCCGCTCATCATGCTCGACCGGCGAATCCTCTGCATCACCCTCTTGCTTCTCATTGCCGTTCTTGCGCTTGGACTTGGTTCGCTTCTTCAAAATCTCGACCTCCTTGGCCAACCTTCGAAGCTCGGATCGAACCGCAGCAACCTGCCGCTCCAAGGACCGATGCTCACGCAGGATCGAAAGCTCGCTTGTCTCCGCATCGCTCGGTCTGAACGAACAACCCTTCCATTGCCGCTCGATCTTATCGAAGACCAGCACCCGACACTTCGGATGGCGCATCGAGTTGAAGAGCCGAACCGCCTTGGACATGTCGCAGGACATCTCCTGGCAGATGTAGGCCAGTACTTCAGACTTCGCCGTGTCAACGTCGTGCGTCTTCGGCGGCATCTCGCTGAACATTGTTCTGGGGGTCTTCCCCGTTGGTAGAAAGCTCATAACGAACTCTAGTCTGCGGTTAGATCATCCTCTTGTCAACACCATGTTTTTCGTTTTCTGAATTCACGGTTCGTTTCCTGCACTTCTCGGTTAGCTTGCGCTGTTAGCTATTTCACTAAAATGAAACCCTCCTTGGTATTAAAAAACCAAGGAGGTAAGGGTTTCATCACGAAACCGTTTTGCTTCGCTCCCCGCCTTGAACGGCGGTGTCGCAAACGGTTCGGATGAAACGGAAGAGAAAACGCCGCTCAATCGACCCATCGACATAGCGTTCAAACGCTCTAAACGCCTCGCTGGCGCGTTTTGATTGTCGGATGATGTGTTGGTAGCGGACGGGGTTTTCGCGACGCTAGAATCGAATCGGTGAAATGACATGGGTTTGGATGCGCTAGGGTTGGCCGACGGTTGGTAGAAAGTTAGATGGACTGGAAGTTAGACGGACTTTCCGCCATCACGCTCAACGACCGGATACACATCATAATCCTCCGCCATGTCCTTCGGCACGACCCTGATCCGACCTTGCGTGTACTCGTTGGGGTTGAGGTCTTTGGCCGCTTGCTCCGCCTCCTTGCGCGTGGCGAATATGATCGTCTCGTAGCTCACCGTCCGCTGCTTCACGTCGGACCAGCCAATCGACCCGCTGATCTGAACCTTGTAACGCGTCGGCGCGAAAAGATTGCGGCTCATGGCTGGGTTTCCGTTCGTTTGATTCCCAGAACCTTCCGCGCATCATCTCGGATAGACGCGGAAACCGTGTAACCAAGGTCCGATGGATTGAGAAATCGCTCGGCGAAGGCTTGAAGATCTTTGATGGCAGGATTTTGGCCCACCTCCCGATTGTCCAATTCCTCAATCGCTCGCTGGAGATAGATGGCATGGTCGAGCGACTCCTCAAGCGCATGCTGCAGCCAGTCGCGCAGCGTGAGCGGATTGGCCTGCACGGTCGTGCCGTACTTCTCAATGCCCTGCATCTGGCGTTCGGCGATGAGCATGCAGACGCGGTACTCGGTGCCGGTGAGCAGTTCAAACGGATCGTAGTCGCATCTCATTCGCATCCTCCGGTTCGGATCAGGGAAACAACCGTCTCCGCATCATCGATGAGCATTCTCCGCAGGTTAGCCCCTTCGACTGTCGTGTCGCGGTACATCCGCGCATAGAAAAGCGAGTCCTCAAGGATAGTCGCCGCGCACGATGCGTTGCGAAGACGGTTTGCCGCTTCCTTGAAAATTTGCGACTGACAGGAATGAGCCATCCATTCGAGATTCTTAATCAGCTCTTTAAGGGGCATCGTGCTGCATCGCACGAGAGCCGTTTCGGATAGGTTGCGGTCGATCATTGCAGTGTCTCCGGTTCTCCCTGCTGAACGATCCTGTCTCCCTCCTCACGCTCGATGATCAGTTCCAGAATCTGCTCGCCGTTCGCCGCGACGATGCTGCAAATGTGCTTGTCGTCGTCGTAGATTGAGAGCGGTTGCGCGCCGTGTTCCTGCACCTCTCCGTTGATGATTGCATTGAAGAGGTCGATGATCGTTTGGGCGTTGGTTTTTGACTGAATGGTTAGTTTCATATTTTTACCTGCGAGTTTCGTTTGTACCTGCGAGTTCAACCGTCAAGGATTCGTTGACAGTTCGCTGCCGATCTAGCTCGCGCATGACCCGTCGGCCATAGGCGCGTGTGGAGGATTTCTTAGCTCCTTTTGGCCCACCTTGCCAGAGCCGAGCTAAGGATTCGTCGCTGAGGTTTTTGCCGTAGTGGCTGAGATAGGCGTTGGCGATGAATGTCGCGGTTGCGCGGTTGGTTACCTGCGAGTGAACGTAGTGCGTTCCCATGATTCGGTTTACGTCGCGCACGAGGATTGCACGGATTTGCAACGCGCCTAGCTCGCCGTGACGGCCTTTAGCTAGGTCGTTGCCGCCGGATTCGATCTGGATAAGGGCGGACAGAAGGAGTGGATGCATGATTTGATGCGTGAATAAGGTTTATTCGTTCGATTTAAGTTCCTCGATGAGCTTGTTCCACTCGCGCACACGCTGGCGAGCCTGCTCAATCGCAAACCCCCATTCCTGCTCCTCGCGCCACATTCCGCGCACAACCTGCGGCCTGATGCCAAGATCATGCAGACGCACCATCTCGCATAAAATCTCAATCGTACTCATGCTCATTTCCCCCTCGCATTTGCGATACAATCGCGCGCATAGCTTAGATCCTCATCGTCGGCCATTGGGTGAACCAGTCGTTCAAGCGCGAGGAGAAGGTCCGGGGCTGCGGCAATGAGGCGAGCATTGGCTTCTCGCTCTTGCTTGTAACCTTTACAGTCGGCGACTTCGAATATTCCAATTTGCTCTTTATCATTCGCGATTGAGAATCGCGGACCATAAACCGTTGCGTCCCCGTCAACATTCCACGGGCCGGGAGTGTGTTTTGATTGATTCATTTTGTATGCTTTTGGTTGCTGCGGATAGGTGGCCTACCCTTTCGCACCACTCTTGCGAATGGCGCGCGTAGGATGGGTCAGACCTTAGATCAGCGCACCTTCGGTCGATTGCATCTCCAGCGCGTCGATGGCCGCGCGCATAAGATCTTCCACATAGCAGTTTTCCGCAGGGTCGAGTGGGTTTTCGTAACCAACGCACATACCGACGGAGTCCGCGTGATGCCACTGGCCGTCCGCGAGGTATTCGGAAACGACAAACCAGCAGCCGGTCCGCTCGATTTGGTCGATGATTTCCTGTCGCTCCTGCGCGGAGTCCGGCTCGCCATAAACGTCGAAATAAGACTCAGTTTCGGGAAGCGCGCGGAGGCGGACAAGGCCGTCGGATTCAAGCGCGCGGAAGGTTTCGATGGTGGATTGCATGGTGATTTGATTTATTTGATGGCCGCGCAGAATGATCGGAAATCGATTCGGTTGGTCAGGTAGTCCGCGTATGCGCGCGAACGTTTTTCTGGCCAACCGACAGAGCCTGTCAGCCAATCGAATATGTCGGAATATGTCAGGCCGCGCGCGGATTTGCGCGCCTGCGTGAGGTTGCCGTTAATGAGGTTCGAAACGGCGGTTTCTATGCGTTGGATTGATGCCATATGGTTTTGATTTGATGGTTTAGGACAGGTTGAAATGCGCGCGAAAGTCCGCGTAGTCGTAACAAAGATCGGTGGCGAAGCGGTACACGCCGATATCTTCGGCACCGTCCGCGCGGCGGATCGTGACGAATTGCCACTTTTCGCCATGCATGATGAAAGGCTCTTCAAAGGCGCGCGCGCGTAGGAATTCTGCCAGTTTCAAGCGATTACCTTTCCCGCTTTGCGCGCCTCAAATTCCGCGCGGTAGGTTTGGTGCAGGTCGTGCAGCTCGCGCAGGGTGTCCAGATCGGTGTAGATCTGTCGGTCTTGAAGATCGGAATAGATGCCGTCTAGGTCATCGCCCAACAAATCGCGCAGGGTTAGATATTGCCACCTTACGGGCAGGGGGAATTCGGCCTGAACCGCGCTCCGGTAGTCTAGATACGCGCGCGAAAGGTTTTCCTGTAGTGCCTTGTGTTTTTCTAGGGCCGATTCAAACGACATGGAAAGTTTTAAAACCTTCCAACCGAATCCCTCGTTTTTGAGGACTTTCCCGTTTGAGCGGAAGGACAGACTGTATTTCAGCGCGTCCACGCGAAAGACTTCGCTTCCGTTTTTGCTTAAGACTGCCATAGTTTTGATGCGTTCAGGTTTAGGTTTAGAAAGTGCAACAACCGCAGCATGGCGCATCTTCGCAACGGCCGCGCGCATTACGGGTGCCGGACCAACCGGATGAGGTCTTGACGCACACAAGACCAGAGTTTTCCGGCATGTTTCCGGTGCATGCGTTGCAGTCTATGCGCCAAACGCGGCCGCGTTTGGTGACGGTGCCAAGGCCTGAAGGCACGTATTCGTGGCATTGGACACATTGTCCGGGGTATCGGTTGGTCATTGGATTGATGGATTGAGTTTTGATTGATGGATTGAAGAGACGCGTCAACCTACTCTTTCGAATAGGTTAAAGCGGACCGTCAACCGGCCGTTGTGATTCGTTGAACGCGTTTGGCACCCGTTCCATGTGGCTTGAAACCGACAATGAAGCCACGGTTGCCCTTGGCGCATAGGCGGCACTTGTCGCATGACAGGCTGTCAACGCGCTGCGCAGGACACACGACAACGCGGTTGCCTTCCGGTGTCGTGAAACGGTCCGGGCTGTCCTGAGGGATAACAGCTGCAACCGGAAGGCCTAGTTTGACCAATTGGTCGGCATGCGAAACAGAGTTTGCAGACAGATTGACAACGAAACCGCGCTCATTGGCGGACCGAATCGCGGACAGGTTATCTGGAGTCAGCGGCTTGTGAGTATAGGTGAAACCGCGCTTTCCGGTGTTTGCTTCCGTCAATTGCGAAAGAGCGGTTGCGTCAATATTGTCACCGACACCGGGCAAGTCACCGGCTTGGTTGTGACGCCACAATTGACCAGCTGGGAAAGTGCGGACCTTGGCAAGGAAGGAAGACCAGTCGAAACCGCGCTGTCCGCTTGTAACCTTTGACCAGTGCAACGCAAGCGGACCGGAGTCGGCATAGCAACCGTCTTTCTTGAACGGGCATGCGTCAGAGCAAGTGACGGCCGACGATGTGGAAACCGGAATCGGTCCGGTTTTCGCGTTGGAAGAGACTAGAGTGAGGTGGACTTTCATGGATTTGATTGATTGAGGTTTAGAATTGAGAGCGGAAGAAAATGAAGAAGAAGGCGTAACCTAGGGCAGCGTAGGTGATGGATTGGAAAAGGAGGGAGAGGAGTTTTTGACGCAAGGTTTTGTTCACGGCGGACAGCATGGGGCGGACAGGTGAAAGAGTCAAAGAAAAAGTTTGAAAAAGTTTTAATGGAAGGGAAAACGAGGGAATTCCTTAGGAAAACGAGGGTTTTTGATGGGGCGAAAAGGCGATGCAAGCGGTTGCAATCACAGGGTCAACCCGTCAACCTTCCAGAATGACCGTCAAAGAATGGGAAAAGGCTAAGGCTCTCTACGTCTCGGGAAAGGGCTGGAAAGCGATTGGAGAGCAACTAGGACTAAACGTCGATACTCTGAAGAGCAAGGCATCCAGAGAAGGCGTGACGCAATTGAGGAGAGAGACGGAAGCAATTCTCTCTTCTGAAATTTCTGTAAAGACAGAAAAGAGTCTTGAGGCTCTCTCGGTTCTCGTCCGTTCCAAACTTGCGGCCGATGCCGCTTCTACGCTAGAACGCATAGACAGCTACAGCCTCGAAGGAATTAAAGACGAAGCGACTCGCGAGACTATTCTAGGCTCCGTTGCCAAACGCAGCGCGCTTGTGTTTGGCTGGTCAGAGCAAGGTGAGCAAGCGAGTGTGAGCATTAATCTACTCGGTCAAATGCCGGATCGGCAGTCTGTCGAAGTCAACGTGAACGAATCCGATTCGAAGTGAACATAACACACCTTGTGCATCGCAGGGAAACTTATGGTCAGCATAAGTTTTGCTTATGACAGAAAAGGATTGTTTTCCTAGGGGTTGGCACGATTGTTGACGTAGGACCTGGCACCCCCTTTGCGGGTGGGCTTCGTTTACGATACCCCCCTCAAAAATTTTCCACCTTTTTGACCATGCTAAATAAAATCAAAATTGGTCAAACTGTATCTTTAACAACCGCTGAGAGGAAGTTGGCCCACTTCATCGCCAAGAATCGAAACGGCAGCAATCGCTCGTTCAACGTGACGAATCTGAAGATCAGCTTGGACGACGCTGCGACTGTGGACTTGGAGGGAATGTGCGGTGAGATAGCGTTCTGTAAGCTCTTCAACGTGTATCCCGATCTGGATACCGACCGCGAGCCTCCGCATCCGCTTTACGACGCGGTCATCCCGCCTCCGCCAGGATTCCGCATCGATGTCAAAACGACCAAGTACGACACCGGCAAGCTGCTGGTCGATGCGCGCAAAGGTAAAAAGACGGACGGTGTGGATTTCTACGCGCTAATGACCGGAAGTTTCCCAGGTCCGTACACATTCAGAGGCTTCATCGCCAGAGAGCAGATCATCCAGCCACATAAACTTGGCCTACTCTGCGGGTACAAGAGCTACATGGCGGAGCAGTCGGAACTCACGGACGAAATTCCCGATCCTCCACTATTCTGATTGACATTGCGGCCATTCATATGCGTCAGTCCGCTCATCGACCCTAAGCAAGGCGGCGGCTTGGTCAGCCATCGCAAAACTGTCTAAGCGGCAATGACGCTCCGCATCGGTGAGGAGGTAGGATAATCATCCACCGTGTGGTGGAATAGATGGCCTACCGATAGATAACGTCGGTTTACATATTTCATCTCATGTCTTGTCCCAATGTCTTCAACGCCTTTGCCGTTGCGACTGAGTCGCTCGCGCAGGACGTTTACAAACGCGCCTCGTACCGTTCGATGTGGCTCAACCTCATTGAGCGCGGCGAGTATCCCCAAGGTACTGGTCTGACCCAGACCTCGTTCACCACCACCTCCATCGAGCCGACTGCGGCTGAGGAGTGGTCTGCTATCACCCTCGCCAGCGGTAATCCCGGCGATAACGGTGGTGCTTGCGATGTCACCTACAATGACGTTCCGGTCGGCTACAACGCTGTCACCTGGGGGCCTGAGCGTTTCGCCCTCAAAGGTCCGCTCCTATGTAAGGACGATCTGACCTTCGACCATCGCGTCGAGGCGTTCTTGCGCGTGTACTTGGAGAAGCTCTCGATCCGCGCTCAGCGTTCGTGGGAGACTCGCTACCAGAACATGTTCGCCAAGTACGCCATCAAGGCGGTGGCCGACTCGTCCTTCACTCAGGTGGAGACGATTCCGAGCGGTGTGAACGAGTTGCCCTGGATTCAGACTGGTTCGGTTGGTCAGGCGTTGAATCAGGCTACCTCCGAGCTGACGCAGGAGATGCTCGATGTTGCCGCCGCCACGCTGATCCGCAATGGCGCGACGAATCCTGATAGCTCCGGCTTCATCAGCTTCTCCAGCGATGGTCCGGTGTTTCCGTTGTACATCGGCATGGAGGCCAGCCAGCGCATCGCTCAGAACAACGCCGCGCTGCGCGAGGATCTGCGCTTCGCCGATATGGGTTCTGGTCCGGGTGCCGAGCTGCTCAAGCGGATTGGCGCGAATCGGGTCATCAAGAACTTCCGCCATATCCCGAACCTGTTCCCGCCCCGCTTTAGCTACGCTGGCGGCAAGTACACGCTCATCCAGCCCTTCACCAGTTCGTCTGGCACGAAGGGTACTGTGTTCAGCGTTAACCCGAGCTGGACGACCGCCTTGTACGAAGGTGCGTTCATCCCGACTCCGTACGTCATCAAGAGCCACATCGTTCGCCCGGTGAACCGTGTTGGCGATTTGAGCTGGCAGCCGACCAACTACATGGGCGAGTGGCAGTGGGTGACTGGTGCCTACAAGCTCGATGTGGATTGCGCCGATCCGCTGGAGAAGAAGGGTCAGCACTACGCTGAGTTCGTTCATGCCGTAGAACCCGTCTTCACGAACCAGGGCATGACGATTATCTTCCGTCGTTGCACAGGCGCGCTGACTCAGATCATTTGTAGCTGAAAAGCCCAGTAAATACGCGAGAATCCGCAGGTCGAAAGGCTTGCGGATTTTTTGTTGCCATGTTCAGTCGATGCGTCTATTTTTACATCGCATGGAGCAAGATGAACCAAAACGTGGCGACGTACGCGAATCGGATGGAATGGTCTGCTGGGGTTACACCTGGAAAGACCAGCAGGGAAACAAGCGGTATCAATGGTTAACGCCCGAGCGTTTCGCTGAGAAGATGGCCGCTGATAAGGAAAGGTTGGCCAAGTACATGGCCGACAACGCTGAGACGATCCGCGTGAAGCAGGCTGAGAAGTATCTCAAGAATGCGGAGTATTACAAAGCAGCGGCTAGGGGATATTACGCGAACAACAAGGAAAGGATGACTAAGCTAAACAAGCAGTATCGAAAAGAAAACGCCGAGCATCTTAAGAAGAAAGCCAACGAGTACCGCGCCGCGAATCGCGAGAAAGCAAGAGGCTGGAACAAGAAGTACAGAGTGGCCAACCATGTTAAAATCATCGACAAGCTCCGCGAGAAGCGTCGATCAGATCCTATGTTTCGACTGAAGGATGCGATTCGCGGCTCGATCCGCGCGTATCTCGGAAGCAAGAAGACTCGTCGCGGATCTACCTTCGAGATTGTCGGCTGCACTCCAGATTTCCTGCGTGAGCATTTGGAGAGGCAGTTTAAGCCTGGAATGACTTGGGATAATTACGGCTCGCATTGGCATGTTGATCATCGCATACCACTGGCCAGCGGTCGTACTTCTGATGAGGTAAAAGGCTTGAGTCATTGGACTAATCTCCAGCCGTTGGAAGCGTTGGAGAACCTCATTAAGAGCGACAAGGTTCCACAGTCGGTAATGCCTTGACATCGCACCCCATAATCTGATGCTCCCCGTATGCCGAGTTTTACTCTCCCCGAAGGCGTTGAGATTCCCGAGAATTTGAAGGAAGGCGAAGCGTTCCAGACGATGGCGACGATTGTCCTCGGTAAGAACGGTAAGGCCGAGTTCATCGAGATTGATGGTATGGCTATTCCCGGCTACGAGAAGAAGTCGAATGGCAAGAAGCTGGCCGAGCGCGGGGAGGAGATGGAGGAATACGAGGAGGAGGAGGCAGCTCCCGGCGGCGGCGGTTTCATTGCTGAGGTAATGCAGCGCGGTCGTGGCGGCCCGATGGCCTAAGGTTCAACCCATAGAAAAACGATATGCCAAGTATCACATGCGATGAGGCGGAGACGCTGATCAATGAGGCGGCATCGCTTGGATGTCGTTCTCCGTGGGAGGTTGAGCTTGCGAAGCTCGCGCTGGAGAATCGCATCGCGACGTATCTTCAGGGTGGCGGAGCGACGCGCGGCGCGTATCGGAGCGTTACGGCTACCGGCAATGTGGTGAGCGGCGATTATCTGATCATCGCTGATGCGACTGGCGGCGCGATTACGATGGCATTGCCGCCTGCCGCGCTGGTTCCAGGTCGTATCTACGCTTTTAAGCGCGTCAATAGCGGCGCGAATGCGGTTGTTATCGATCCGAATGCGTCCGAGACGATTGACGGCGCGGCGACGTATACGCTATCGGCTCAATGGAATTCCGTGACGATCATGTCGAACGGAACGGCGTGGTTCATTATCTGAGAATTCTATGGCCAACATCTCCTGTAGCGAAGCGGCGGCATTGATTGCGGAGGCGTATGGCGCGTCCTGCAAGAGCAACCGCGAGAAGAACCTGCTGGAGATTGGCCTACTCTGGGAGGCTGCGACTCTTGGCGGAAATGCGGATATCACGGCGGATAACACGGTGATAAGTGCGGACAGCACGATCATCACGGCTGACATGACCGAGTTTTTCTAAGACCGAAAGAAACCCCTTACATAGATTATGGCACAGCAAACGATTAACGTAGGCGCAGCTCCGAATGACGGAACGGGAACGCCGCTGCGTACGGCATTCCAGTACACGAACAGCAACTTCAGCGAGCTGTACACGGCTGTCGGGCCGAGCGGCAACAACATCGTCGTACCCGGCTCCGCCACCATCACCGGCGATCTGACGGTGGCGACTGATCGGCTGAAGGTTACTGGTGGCAATGTTGGTATTGGCACTGCCACTCCTACCAATTACGCGAATTACACGACGCTAACGATCAATGGAACCAATGGTGGCGAGATTGATCTAACCGATGGTGGGACGTTGCGCGGTCAGTTGTTTTCCGAAAGCACTGGACTCACGCTGGCTGCTGTTGGCGGGTTGATTAAGTTTGGTGCTGGAACTGGCGGCACTGAAAAAATGCGCATTGACTCCTCCGGCAACGTCGGCGTGGGGGTTACGCCGAGTTCAGCCAAATTGGAAGTTAATGGTGCTGGTCGATTTAGTGGATTCGGAGTCAATTCGATTGGACTTAACACCACCGGAACTGCTCAAAACTTTGTTCGATACACCACCGCAGGTGCTGATTGCTACATCGGAACCGAATCTAGTGTTGCTGGAGGATTCTTCACCGGATCTACTGCTTACGCCACTTGCATTTACAACGCTAGCAACACTCCGATCCAGTTCTTCACGAATGGGTCAGTGAAGGCTACGCTCGACGCGAGCGGGAATTTGTTGGTGGGGACGACGAGTTCGCTTCCCTCGTTTGCAAATGGAAGGATTGAGGCTCTTGCTGCCGCTTCTTCTTACGGGATGGTGATTGACGCAACTGATACATCTGCATCTGGAATCGGAATCCGTGGAAACACATCAACTGTTGCCGAGAGCTATTTTAACGCATCTGCTGGAACAACAGTTGGAAGCATTGTAATCAATGCTGGTGGAGTTTCTTTCAACAACACGTCTGACTATCGAATAAAGAAAGACGTTCAACCTTTGACCGGAGGTCTAGCCCGTGTTAATGCGCTGAAACCTTCTGTCTACAAGTTCAAACATGATGATTCAACCGGAGAGGGCTTCTTGGCCCACGAACTGGCCGAGGTTGTTCCGCTCGCTGTTACCGGAGAGAAAGATGCCGTAAATGAGGATGGTTCGATCAAGCCTCAGGGAGTCGATCTGTCAAAGGTCGTCCCGATCTTGGTTGCCGCCATCAAGGAACTGGCCGCTGAAGTTAACGCTCTGAAGAACGCCTAATATGAACATCTCCATCAACTGGATCATCGAACGCCTTCTCGTTAAGCCCACCGAAGGCACTCTCACCGATGTCGTCATCACCGCCGACTGGAGGTGCAACGGCACGCAGGATAACTACAGCGGCACCTGCTACGGCTCGTCGTCGTTTGCTCCGCCTACTGGATCGTTCACGCCTTACGATCAGCTCACGCAGGATCAGGTGTTGGGCTGGTGCTTCGCCAACGGCGTTGATCAGGCGGCTATTGAGGCGAACGTGACGCAGCAGATCCAGAACCAGATCGACCCGCCGGTTGTCGTTTTGCCGCTGCCGTGGGTGCCGCCGGTTCCTCCTGCGCCGGTTGTCGTTCTGCCGCTGCCGTGGGTGCCTCCTGCGCCTGATCCGGTGCCGCCGATGCTGCCTTACATTGCGCCGGTTTTGGTTGCGAATGATGCTCCCGTCGCCGATGCTTCGGCGGCATGATTACAATCCAACTAACGACCGAACAAGTTAACAACCTGCTGCAACTCATCGATATCTCGATTAAGGCTGGCGGCTTTCAGAACGCAAAAGTCGGAGTACCTCTGGCTGAACTGATTCTGGAAGCCGCCAAATCTTCGCAGCAGATTGAAATAGCCAAGTAAATCATCCCATGACTGAATCCCACTTCATGCGAGACATGCTTGCGGCGGTAAGTGGGCCAGCCATCGGAATACTCGGGAACGCGGTTTTCTCAGACCCGAACCTCAAGACGGCATCGCTCGCGTTCGGTGCCGTCACTGCTTTTATTGTCTGCCTGTCCAAAGCCATCGACCTGTATCGAAAGTTCAAATGAACCCCAATCTCACCTCTCTCATCCGCCATCTTCTATCCGCCGCTGGTGGTTTCCTCGTCGCCAAAGGTCTGGCTTCAGCCGATCAGGTCGCCGAACTTGCCGGTGCCACTGTGAGCATCATCGGCGTCGCTTGGTCGATCTTCAATAATAAGAGCAAGAAGGCCGAGAGCGAGAAACCTGAGTGATGAACTTTCTGGCCGACTTGGTGATGAAGCTGGTCATCTGGCTTCATGCGCTGACGAAGCAGGATGTCTCAAGTGAAGACGCCAAGAAACAACCTGATCTTAAGCGCGGTCTTCTTGATCGCATTGATGAGCATGAGCGTGAGCTGCGCGAGCCGGGTGATTTACGTCCCCCACGGTGAGCCTGTGCGCCTCGCTGAGAGCGTTGAGGCCAAGGTCTGGACTGTTGACGCCAGCGGCAAAACGGTGCGTAGTAAGAACCGAATTACCATCCATGAGGGCTGGTATGCATTGCCAAAGGAGTAAATGAGCTATAACGCACCATATCGTGGTTCGCCGTCAGTCTCACGACCGAGCGGAAGCGGACCTTACAAACAGTCGCCACCGCCGAAACCTCCGGTTAAGCCGGTTGCAAGGCCGGTTCCGAGCGGAAGCGGTCCGTATCGAAAGTAAACGAAAAGCCCCCGGTGGTAATTGAAACCATCGGGGGCTAATTGTTTCAGCGTCCCAGAGACTTTAGAACGCTCGCCACAAAGTCCTCGCTCTTGGCGTTGTTTACATTGGCCGACTTGAAGCCGGGATTCATCGCCTTCGAGCTGACACCAGGCTCGCTTCCACGGTACTTCGCCAGTTCGGCTTGCAAGCGTTTGTTTACCTCAACCTGAGAATAGAGAAGCTCGCGGTATTTCGGCGCGGCAGCGGCCCAAAGAGCAGCCTTGGCGAGGTCTTCTTCGCTATTCTCACCATTGAAGATTTGCTGCGCGAGGCTTAGACGCTGGTTCAGTTCACCATTCCATTCCTCATCGCCCTCACGCGGCTCGAAGATTTCAAGAGCGCGAGCATTCTCGCTCACCTTCGCCCAGGTCTTACTGGCCGACTCCAATGCAGCCTTCGTCCCCTGCTCGTTGTCCTGCTGATACTTCGAGATGATGGCGTCGTAATCGGACTTAGCCTCGGACATCTCCGCAGCCTTCTCGCCGTTAATCTCGTCGTAGCGAACGATCAGCGCGCCGAGCTTGGCCTTCTTGGAGGGCGAAAGACCGTCAACGATGTCGTCGATCTGCGAGTTCCGGTAGTCGCTCTCGGGCGACTTGAGTAGGCCAACAAGTCGCTCTCCATCGGTTCCGACAAGACCTTTCACAGACTCGAAGACGCTATTGATCTTGCCTTCGTACTTCTTGACGAACTCAGGGTGACGCTCGATGTCGAGCAGTCGAACACGCTCGGAAAGCGCGTCACGCTCCTCCTGCAAGGTCTTGAGTTGAGCTTCGAAGTTAGGATTAGTGGTCTTGCCAGCCTTCAGCTCGTCCAGTTGCTTGGCCAACTGCGCCTTCTCCTCCTTGATCTTGCGGAATGCGTCAGCGGCTTTCGTAGACTTAATCGTCTCGGGAATATCGGAATCAGCGTCCGTAGAAGTCGGAGCCTCGGCGGCCTGCTTCTTTGAAGATCCGAACAAACGCTCGATGTCCTTCTCGGACTTGCTGGCAGGCTTGGTCGTTTCGGCGGCTGGCGTAGCTGCCTTCTTAGCAGGCTTAGGCTCCTCGGTAACCGGAGTCGATACGCCTTCATCGGCTTCAGCTCCCATACGGTTGAATGCGTCGAGAATCGAGTTGCCAAAGTCAGGTTGCGACGCCGGATTTGTCAGCGGAGAATTCAGTGGTTCGTCCATAATTTGTTAGTATTGCTTTTCGAAGGTTGCTTCAGGTTCCTTAGTTGTTTCATTCACCGACAATTTTCGAAGGTTTTCAAGACAATGCGCGTAGCCAGCGGTTACACCGGCAGCGAAAATGATGTCAGATTCCTTCGCTCCATGAGACGGCATCGGCACCGGCATGGATTCAGCAACGATGCGGATTGCCATGCGTAAGAGCGGAGTCTGTAACAGCTTTGAGAATTCAGCACTCTCACCGCTTGTCATCCAGTCCGCCATATTTACGTCAGGCAGATTCTTCAGGTCCGATTTCTGGGTCTTCGTTGAGCCTTTCAGCCAATTTATCATACTTTGTCTTCTTGTTTCGTTTCAGTTTATGCCTCTGCGGAATTGGGTCGAGAACCTCGTCTAGTTTGATCGGTTTCTCAGGTGTAACGACATCTCGCTTGGGTCTAATCACCTTCGTCACCTCCAGCATGTCGGCTAGTGGCAGCTTGATGTAGCCGCAATCAACGTCGTTGATGCCGTATGAGACGACGAAATGATTCTTCGCGCTGTCGTAGAATGCGCCGCACGGGAATACGACCGCAGGCAATCCCGGCCACCAGTCCTGCTGATTCGTGCCGGTGAGAAGCGGCAGCGTCGTCATGCGGACAATGCGGAATGGAGCCTTAGCCTCGAATGCGTAAGCTCCCATGTAGTAACGACGCTTCTTATTTATCCACGGCAGCGAGCTGTGAAAAAAGGTCCAGTACAAGCCATCGACCAGAATGGGATTCGAGCCGCCGCGCACCTCGCCAAACTTCCAGAGCGGATTGAACTCGTCGGTGACATACTCCGCTTCCTTCTCAAGACGCCCATTAAGGCGCACTACGACATGAGGATTAGCTGAATACACCATGTGTGGCGTGTTGTCGTGGACGAAGTAAAGCCAGTTCTTCTCATGGCCATCGTTCACCATCGCCTGGGCGTAGTTGTTGCCGTAGATCGGATCGAATCGGGCGACGTTCAGGAACTGCTTGTCCAAGACGAACATTGCCTGATGCGCGTAGCTCTTGAACGGGACGAACGTGCAGCAGCTTAGTCCGTACTTGTCGCCGAACTTGACCACTCGCGGATCTTCGAACTGCTCTCCCGGCATGTGCGAGGTAAGTGTCAGCAACGCCTTCTTGATGGCTCCAAGATCCTTGGTCAGCTCGAAGACAACGATGTCGTTCTTCTCAAGGTAAACGTCCTCATCCTTCTCGCGCTTGTTGCGGCAGCGTCGGGCGAAAAGCAGGATCTGACCGCTCGGTTCCTGAATGATTGCAGGGTTGAAGTAGTAGGTTCCAACCTCCTCAGGAAGCGTGATTTTGCCAACCTCCCAGTCGCACTGTTCGGCCAGCTTGGGTACGTCGTTCTTTGCGTAGCTCATTAGAAACTCGGCTGCGAATTTGATTTCGTCGTATTGAGCAAGCCAATGGTCGCGCTCCTCGCGGACCTCGGTTAAATGCTCTTCGTTTTCTTTGGTTCTAATCTCAAGCGTCTTCTGCAAATCCTCGATCTGCATCAGCAAATCGGCCTGACCATCACCGCCATTTGCGAATCGTTTGAGAGCTTTAAGAGACAGACTTCGGATGATGTCTTTCATTATGGATACAATTTTGTGTTCTCCTGCGTCGCAAGCCTCGGAAGAATCCCGTAAAAGTTCATCCTAGGCATCGAATCGACCAGCATCTGGATGTCGATTGGACCCCAAACCTTCTGATTCGTTTCGAGGAGTTTGCAGACACCTTCGTAATTTACAAGGTAAGCATGCGTACACATGCCTCGGACCAGCTTGTAAAGATTCGACGCGATGTAGCCGTGGTCTTCAATCGGGTCGGCGCAGCAGCTTCCGATGTAGACGACATGCCAGTCGCTCGGGAGGTAGTCCAGATTGTCGGCCAGCTTTGCCTTCCAATCGGCGCATGTGAACTCAACGTCGTCCTCGACAATCAGAAACGTCCGATGATCAGTCACCTTCGACTCAACCATCCATTTGATGGCCGACCAGACGGAGAAATGGCTGAGTCCGGCGACGATTGTTTTGACCTTTGCCTTCTCCTTCTCGCGTGTGTGGTAGTAGTCGGTCGAGATGCCACAGTTCTCAGCCCTGAATCCATACATCGGAACCGCATCGATTCCGAATGTCTTCATGTAGCGGATGCAACGTCTTTCCTTCTCGCTTTCAGGCTTCGAGACGATGAAGCACGGCGTCTTTTCGAGCTGTAGTTTCATCGGTTCGGGAGGATGTAGATGATGCCGCGACGCGCACCTACGCATCGGCTGGGATGGTTGTAGTAGAAGCTGTAGCCGTACTTCTGCGTCAGGGTTTTGGCCTTATAAATTGCGTCCAGCTTTTCCTTGATGTAGCCGAGGCAGATGTCGTGGCCGTTGTAGCTGTCGTATCCAAGCTGTCCGGTCGGCTCCTTGAAATCGTGAATTGCAATGACCGGATGCAGGTCGTAGCGGTTGATTGCCTCAAGCTCTTCGAGCAGCGGCAGATAATCGTTCCAATGGGCGTCGAGGAAGAAGATTGTGTCGTGTCCAATTCCGTGATGCGGAATGAACCAGTTCATGCAGGCATCGCTGCTGCCCTCGAACATTTCGACGTAGACCTTCTCGCGCTTGAACTTCTCCTTAGCTCTCTCAACCAAGTCGTGGTTCAGCTCGCATGAAACGGTCTTGAGGAAGTTCTTGGCCAACCAAACGGTAGTGTCCGCTTCGTGAGTGCCGGTTTCGACAGCAGTCGTTAGCTCGAAGCGTTCTTTGAGGTAAAGAAACTCCTGCTCGATGAATGTGTCTCCATTGAAAGGTGAACCCATAATTTTAGTCGGCCAAAGGACAGTCTTCTTGATCGGCAACTCGCGGGAAAATTGTGAAGCATTTCAGATGCTGGCGGCTCTTGAAGTACATCTGCAAATCGAT